AAAGGTCTATATGCATACATGGATAGAAAGAATGCTTTATATCTTTTAGCTAATAATCCTAAGATATTAAAACAAATGGATTACATTAAAGGAGACTTTAGTGGTAACAAATCAAAAGGTTTTCCACCGTCAAAGCCTGTAAATCAATGGGCTAGAAGACTTGCTGCAGATTGGTTAATATCTGCTCCACAAGTAATAGATGAAAACCTACCAGATCAAACTAATCTACATAAACTGAGGTCAATAGGATTAGTAAGAGAGTTAATAGGCTGGAATTCAGATGGTAACTTTGACCGAGTTTCTGCGTTACAAGCTTTAATGATTTACCGTGAAGAACGGGCTAAGTATGTTATTGATATGAAAGAAGATAATGTAGATGTCAGTGACTACTTTATGCGAAACTATAAACCTAATAAAAACAGGTATTCTATCGCTTTAGAATATCTTAAAAATAATAAGACATGATTAATTTTGCAGCATTTCCTTCTCAAAAAAGACCTTACAATAAAAAAAATACTAAATGGCGAGAGGACTGTGTTAATGGTGCAGAATCTGTAGCCATTTTTAATAACTCTTTAATTCGTAGACATAGAACTAATAAAAGAATTAACTATGATTTATATTCTAATATTCTTCATCAAGAAGATATTGATAGAATGTGTAATCCATTTAATTTAAAAGATAGTTCATCTCCAGCTAAAATGCAAAACTATCCACTAGCAAATCCTAAAATTGATTTGTTAGTAGGTGAAGAAGAAAGACGAGTATTTGATTGGGCAGTAAGAGTAATTAATGAAGATGCTATCAGTTCTAAAGAAGAAGGTAAAGCAGAACAAGCTAAACAATATCTTATAGGGTTACTTACACAAGGGATAGAAGATCCTGAAGAAGTTAAACGTAAATTAGCAGAAATACAACGTAAGTTAATTTATGAATATCAAGATGTAAGAGAACTAAGAGCCACTAGAATTTTAAAACATTTATGGCAATCAAATAGATTAGATAGACAATTTAATAAAGGATTTAAAGATGCTTTACTAGTTGCAGAAGAAATCTATGACTGGGATATTATAGGTAATGAACCTGTATGTAGAAGATTAAATCCTAATCAAGTATTTACAGCAAGAAGTGGAAGTAGTCCTTATATAGAAGATTCAGACATTATTGTACAAGAAGAATATTTTTCTCCTGGACAAATAGTAGACATGTATTATGATCACTTGACTCCTGAGAATATTGATTTAATTGAAAGTTATTTTGAATCAAATTCTGGAGAACCTACTTTTTCATCATCTTCTAGTTTTGATAATCTTACTTTAAAGTTAGATGAATTAGAAAGTTTTACACTATCTTTAAAATACGGTGATGTTATTAATTCTTATTCTCCTACTATTGATCAAGATGGTAACATTAGAGTATGTAAAATAAGATGGGCATCTTTTAGAAAAATTAAAGAAGTAACTTCTTACAATAATTTAGGAGAAGAAGTTAAAGAAATATTTGACGAGAATTATAAAATAGATAAATCTAAAGGAGAATCAGAAAGTATTATTTGGATTAAGGAATGGTGGGAAGGTACTAAGATTGGAGGATTTGAATCTGATAGAGCTATCTATTTAAAAATGCAACCTAGACCTGTTCAATTAAGATCTATGGATAACTTATCTAAGTGTTATCCAGGAATTGTAGGTACTATTTATAATACAAATGATAATATGGCAATGTCCTTAATGGACAAAATGAAACCTTATCAATATCTATACAATGTAATTATGGTTAACTTGGAATTACTTATTGCTACCAATTGGGGTAATATAGTAAAGATTCCTGTACATGAATTACCAGATGGTTGGGATATTGAAATGTGGTTACATTATGCTAAAACAATGAAAGCAGTTCCTTATGATGCTTTTAAAGAAGGTAAGAAAGGAGCATCTACTGGCAAGATTGCTGGTAATATGAATTCTACAGAAGCAGTAATTAGAGCAGAACATGGAAATACTATTCAATTATATGTAACATTCTTAGAATTTATTTCTAAACAAATGGATAATATTTCTGGAATTACTCCGCAAAGACAAGGAGCTATTTCTAATAGAGAAACAGTTGGAGGAGTAGAAAGATCTGTTAATCAATCTTCTATGACTACTGAGTACTGGTTTGCTGAACATGATTTTTTAAAGAAAAGAGTTTTAGAAACAGGATTAGAAACTGCTAAATACGCATGGAAAGGTCAGAAAGCCAAGAAGATAGATTTTGTTTTAGATGATTTAACTTCTGCTACATTTGATTTAGATACTGAAGATTTTGTAGAACAAGATTATGATTTAATGGTTACTAATAGTTACAAAGATAAAGCAGCTATTGAAAAGGTAAGACAACTTGCTGAAATGGGAATGCAGAATCAAACTGTAACAATAGGACAAGTATTAGATCTTTATACTATGGAATCAGTATCAGCTATTAGACGTAAATTTCAATTTACTGAAGCTGAGAAAAAACAGTATGAAGAACAAAAAATGAAAATGCAACAAGACTCACAAACTGAAATGTTACAGCAACAATCAATGTTAGCTGATAAAGAAAAAGAGTTTGAATTGTTAAAAATGGATAAACAATTTAGTTACGATTTTACATTAGAAGAATTAAAGATACAAGCACTAAATTTATCTAGGTCTAATGATAAAGATAGAGATGGAATTCCAGATCAATTAGAGCAACAAAAAATGATGATTGATAAAGAATTAAAGGAAAAAGAATTAAAATTAAAAGAGAAAGAGATTGATGTAAAGAGAGAACAAGTTAGAAAAGCCAATAAGCAAAACTAATTTTTTTTATTATATCATCTAACTTTTGAAACCTTGAGACGTTTAACCCCCTAATAGAGAGAAATATGAAAGACAATGGAGAATTATTTGGTGCAGATATTGAAGATATTTTTGCATCAATGGAAGAGAACCTAGATGATAGTTCTTTGAAAGACGACAATGATAACAAGACATCTAATACAAAAGATGAGCTAAATGAAGAGATTGAGACATTTATTAATGAGGATGAAGAAACGGAAGTAATTAACAATGAAGGCATTAAACCTTCTCCCGAAGGGAATTCTTCTCCATCCATAGCTCTCTCTCTAGCTCTCGCCCTTCGAGAGAAAGGTGTCCTATCAACAATTGATGAAGAAACATTTAAAGGAGTAAAAGAAGTTGAAGAAGTAGTTGACCTTATGGTTAAAGACAGAGAAGCTTCCATGAAACTTAATATGAATTCATCGCAAAAAAAGTACTTTGATGCGTTAACTGCAGGTATTCCTGATCCAGAAATTCGTCAAGATCTTTCAGCAGAAGAAGCTTATAACAGCTTAACTGTAGAAGACTTGGTAGAATCTGATCAATTACAACAGAATGTATATCTTAATGATTTACTTTCTCAAGGGTTATCTGAAGAAAAAGCAAAAAAGATTGTAAGAAATGCAATAGATACTGGTACATTACTAGAAGATTCTACAGAATCTCTAGCAACTTTACAAGAAAAATCTAAAGTAGTTCTTGCAGAAAAAGTAATCAGAGCTAAAGAAGCTCAAGCTAAATCAATTGAAGATTCTAAAAATAAAGTATCTAAATTAAAAGATGATATTTTAAAAGCAGAAGAAATAGCTGGTTATAGATTAAATGAAACATTAAAAGATAAGATTTTTGAAACTCTAACTAAAGTTGTAGAAGTAGATGGTAGAACACCACTAAATGCAATTTCAGCAGAAAGAAAAAAAGATCCAATTGAATTTGAAAAAAGAATGGCACTTTTTTTCCATCTAACAAATGGTTTTAAAGATGTAACAAACCTAAAACAAACTGCTCAAACAAATGGTATTAAGGATTTAAAAGCTGCACTAGAAAAGAATGGATTGAAAACAGGACAAGCACATAAAGCCCCACTATCCACTACTACAGAAAGCTTCCTTAAAAGTTTAAAAGAAGAGCAAATTAAATAAGCTAAAATAAAAATTAAATATGCAAATTTCACACTTACAAGTAACAGATGCTAAATCCTGGAAAGGGTTTACAACTGAAAATCATCTTGGAGCTATCTGGAATGAAGAACCTCAAAAAGCTTCTGACCTTATCACCAAGATTCAACAAAAAAAATATGGTATGGACATCAAAGGATTCTTAGCTAAGTATCCTAAGAAATTGTTCAAAAACAGTAATGACTATACATGGGATCTAGAATCTATCGGTGTAGACAATTGTGCTCTAGTTGCTGCACGTATTGATGGTACTGCTGTCACTGCTGCTGATCAAGCTGGTATTAACAATACTGAATTTGAATTAGTGTTCCCTAAAGATTGGTTTACTCAATCAGAAGTAATTGTTGGACATAAAAATGAATTGTATCCAATTCGTATTAAAGAAGCTGGACGTTCTGAAGGAACTAACACAGTTTATGTCTGTGAATTATTAACTGGAGATCAAACTCTTTTTATTCCTTATGATGAAATTGTTGCCGGTAAATTATTCTCAAGAGAATATGCTCCAGCTGAAAGAACAATGTCTCAGACAGGTCGTGAGATTCAACATAAGTCTAGTATCTCAATGAAGAATGCATTTTCTAAAATTCGTATCAAGAAAGAAACTCCTGGAAACATGGTAGACAAAATTCTTGCTGTACAATTAGTAAATGACAAAGGACAGAAATTTACAACTTGGTCTCAGTACGAAGCTTGGAAATTAAATGAAGAATTTTCTAATGATATTAACCGAGTATTAGCTTTTGGTAAATCAAATCGTACTCCACTAGGACACTATACTCAAAAAGGTGTTTCTGGAAATTATTTGTCAATGGGTGCAGGTCTTCGTGAACAATGTGAGACTTCTAACTATTCTACTTATACATCATTTGATATTGAAGATATTGCTTCTCGTTTGATGGACTTGTCAGAAACTAAGTTGGGAACTGATGACCGTAACTTCTTAATGGCTACAGGTGAACGTGGTATGTATCAATTCCATAAAGCTATGGAAGAATATACTCAATTGTTTACTCCAGCTAGAGATAATTCTCGTATTTATAAAACATCTCAATCAGGTGTTCAAATGGCA